CGAAGACGCGATCCGAGCGTCACGAGCGCTGCAGGTCGAGGTGCTGACCACCGCGGCCGACACATACGACGCGGAATATCGCGGGGCCGTGCAGGAATTCATGCTGTTCTGCTGATCCCACCAGTTTCATCCCTAGCCGCCCCGAGAAATTCCGGGCGGCTTTTTCTTTGCCCGAACGGGCGCAACGGCCCGGAAACGGGCGTCTTCACTGAAAGGCCCTTCAATGGCACTCTCGCTCCCGACCGGTACCGCATACGCAATCGCTACCGTCTACGCCGCCGCAATCGGCGTTACTACTGCGTCCAATGCGGCAGAAACCGTCCTTGGCACCGCAGCAAACACCTTCGCCGCCGGCGATTACCTCGAGTACGTCGGCGGCTGGAGCCGCATGACCAATCGCGTGTTCCGCGCCAAAGCCGCAACCGGCACTTCGGTCACCCTGGAAGGCATGGACACCACCGAGGTGAACCTGTTCCCGGTCGGCATGGGCGCCGGCACGCTGCGCAAGATCACCACCTGGGTGCCGATCCAGCAGGTGCTGACTGCCGAACCGTCCGGTGGCGATCCGAAGTACGTCGCGGTCAGCCTGATGGAAAACGAGAACGACATCAATCTCCCAGACGGCTACAACGCGCAGAGCCTTGCTTTGACGATTGCCGACGATCCGCTGCTTCCGCACCACGGCGCGATGAAGAAGATCGCTGACTCGCGCAAGATCGCGGCTATCCGCGCCGATCTGCCGAGCGGCAGCAAGATCCTGTTCAACGGCTACATTTCGTTCGACGAAACCCCGAGCATGGCCAAGGGCAACGTCATGGCCGTCAAGGGTGGCTGCGCGCTGCAGAACCGTCCGGTTCGCTACGCCGCGTAACAAGTTTTGCCAGCTCGCACCAGCGGGCTTTTTCCCAGCCGCGAGGTCGCCCCTCGCGGTTTTTTTTACCCTTCTGAAAGATAAAAATCATGGCAATCAAAGCAAACAAAATCGTCCTCGGCAAGCGCCCAACTGGCTTCAAGAAAGAAGTGAAGTGCATCATGCTCGACGGCTCGACCGGCTGCATGGAAGTGACGTTCAAGTACCGCAGCCGCACCGAACTGGCTGAGCTGACCGACAAGTTCCAGGCCACGCTGAAAGACGAAGCGAACGTCGAGATCGAACGCTTCAAGGCGGCCGTCGAAAAGGCGAAGGCTGCTGGCGAGACGATCCCGGAATTCACGATGACCCAGGCCGAGATCGTTGCCCGCCAGACCAAAGTTGCTGTCGACTACATCCTGTCGATCGTCGACAGCTGGAACCTGGATGCTGAATTCGACAAGCATGGCGTTGCCGAGCTGGTCGACACGCTGCCGGCCATGGCCGACGCGATCAAGGACGACTACCGCACCGCCATCAACGAAGGCCGCCTGGGAAACTAAGGGCGATCGCCGAGTCCATGTACAAGCCAGGTCTGTCGAAAAAGGACCTGGCCGAGATGGAGGCGGCGTGCCTTACGCCCGAAGATTTTCCGGACGAGGAGGTCGAGGTGTGGCCAGAAAACTGGCCTGCCTACGTGCTGTTTTCCTACATGCGCACGCAGTGGCGTGCTGGCGGTATGGGCATCATCGGTCTCGACTATGGCCCGCTGCATCGCAAGATGGATCGGATGGACTTGTCTGCCGATGCATATGACGATCTCGAAGGAGATCTCCAGACGATGGAGTACGCCGCGCTCGGCGCCATGCACGACCGAGATGAGTAGGAACCACCCACCATAGCCCTCAGCACTCGCGTGCCAGGGCTAAATTATTTTCAAGGCTCGCCATGACCGATATCGTCAACAACGCAACAATTCGGGTGGTGGCGGATGCCTCGGGCGTTGAAGCCGGGCTGCGCCCGGCGATCGACGCCGCTCAGCGCGCTGGCCAGGCGATCACACAATCGGGCGCCAGCGCCGCCGGCGCCGCGCGCAGTGTTGAATCTGCGCAACGCAACATCATCGCCTCGATCCAGCGCACCACGATGGCCATGGAGTCGGGCGGCCGCACCACAGCTGCCTATTACGAGGCGCAGGCGCGCCAGCGCAACGTGGATCCCGCATCGCTGACCCCGTACCTGAACCAGTTGCGCGCGGTCGAGGTCGCGCAGAATCAGGCGACGGAGTCGACGCGTGCGCAAGCTGTGGCCGCTCGTGAGCTGGCCCAGGCGCAAGCCAACAAAGAGTCGTTTCTCGCCGGCCTGCGCGAGCAGATTGCATTGTTCGGCAAGTCGACCGAAGAAGTGCTGCGATATCGCGCCGCCCAGGCTGGCGCGGCACAGGAAGCCGCACAACTGATCTTGCAGCTGCAGAACATGCGCGCAGCCCAGGAGCAGGTGGAAGCTGCTGCGCGCGCCGCGGCGCTGGCCCAGCGCGAAGCTGCTCAAGCCGACGCATCGCGTAACGCGTTTCTGCAAGGCTTGCGTGAGCAAATTGCGCTGTTCGGGCTGTCGACTGACGAAGTGCATCGCTACCGCGCGGCGCAGGTCGGCGCGTCGAGCGCAGCCGATCCGCTGATCGCCAAGCTGCGGGACCTGCGATTGGCACAGGAGCAGGCCACCTACGGCGAGCGGATGCTGGCCCAGGCCCAGCGCGAAGCCGCGCAGGCGCGCGCTGGTCAGGACTCTTTCCTGAAGGGGTTGGAGAATCAGGCTCAGTCGATCGGAAAGACGCGCATCGAGCTGCTCGAGCTGCAGGCCGCGCAGATGGGGGTGACCACCCGCGCCAAACCCTTCATCGATCAACTGCGCGCGGCGGATACTGCCCTGCAGGGTGGAGGCATGTCGGCGGCTGCAATGAATGCAGCGCTGCGCAACGTTCCGGCGCAGATGACCGACATCATCGTCAGCTTGCAGGGTGGCCAAGCACCGCTGACGGTTCTGCTTCAGCAGGGCGGCCAGCTGCGCGACATGTTCGGCAGCATCGGCGGCGCGGCGCGTGCGCTTGGTGGTGCCGTACTTGGCCTGATCAATCCATATACCGTCACGGCCGCCTTAGTGGCGACTGGTGCACTGGCATTCAAGTCCGGCTACGACGAGTCGCTCAAGTACTCGCGAGCGCTGATCATGACCGGCAACATCGCGGGCACCACTGCCGGCCAGATGTCCGACATGGCCAACAGCATGGAGCTGATCAATGGCTCGCAGGCGGCTTCAGCCAAAGCCCTGACGGCTCTGGCAAGCACCGGTGCGATCGCCGGCACGAACCTGGAGAAGTTCGGCACGGTCGCCGTCGATGCGCAGCGTATCCTCGGCAAGAGCGTCGAAGACACTGCAAAAGAGTTTGCGGCGCTGGGCAAGGATCCGCTCACCGCGCTGCGCGCCATGGGCGACCAATACGGGTTCGTGACCACTGAAACCTATCGGGCCGTCAAGGCAGCGCAAGAGCAGGGCCGCATGATTGATGCGGCAAGCATCGCTCAGAACGCCTACGCTAATGGTGTGGTCGGCCAAAAGGACAAAGTCCTGGCCACCCTGTCGGCCTGGGAGCGGGGGTGGATCAACCTGAAGAAGCTACCTGGCGAAGCCTGGGACGCAGTGGTCGAGTTTGCGGGTGGCCGGGTTGAAGGGCCGAATCAGCAGATGGCGGCGCTGGACGCACAGAGCAAAGCCATGGAATCACGCATTGAGCGCCTCAAGCGGATCGGGCAGAAGCGCGATGGCGAGGCGTACGACGCATCCAAGGACCGGGACGTCCTTGCAGAGCAGGCTCTGTTGGCGGCGAATCAGCGCACTATTGCAGGCATCCAGCAAAAGGCGAAGGCGGAAGAAAAGGCTGCCCAAGACAAAAGCATCGCGAATCAACGCGAAATGCTGCAACGGGATTGGGACGACAAAGCAAAGATCCTTCGTAGCCGCCAGGAGCAGCGTGATATGGCGATGGATGCCGCCAAGACCCAAGGCAAAGCGCTGGGTGTGCCCGAAGAGGAAATTCAGAAGCGGCTGAGCGCGATTCGCCGTGAATACAACGACGTCTACGTCGCTGGCATTGACAACAGTCTCGCCGCACTGCGTAAGCGAGGAGAGGTTGAGGACGCACTGTCAAAGCGTGCCTTGGATCGAATTGAAGCTCAGCGTGATGCGGGATTGATTTCGGAAGAAGACGCACTACGCCAGACCGCTAAGCAACAGCTTGCCGACATGGATCTTGTGGAGGCAGGGCTTCGTCGCCAACTCGCGTTGACCAGCTCGAAGATTGGCAGTCAGCAACAACAGACCGATATCGAAGGGCAGATTACTAAGCTAGGCATCGAGCGCGGCAGCCGTAATATGCAGCTCGAGCGCGAGCTGGCGGCGTTGCAGCGCGATCGCGCCCAGGCAAGCAACGAACTGTACATGCAGGGCGTCACGGCAGCTAATGCCGAGCTGAGTGGCATCGCTGCTCAGGTCGAGGCGCAGCGCTTGGCCAATGAGGAAATTGGCTTGAGCACGGAAGGCGTCGCAGTTCTCCGGGCTGAGCGCATGCTCGCGCTTGCGGGCTTGAAGGAGCAGACTGCTGCCGAACTGGAGGCATCTGAGAAGGGCAGCGTCACCGCAGAAGTATATCGCCGTCAGGCCGCAGAGCTGCGGAACCTGGCTGTGGCCAAGCAGCAGGGCGTTGTGAATGAAGGGATCGCCGAAGCGAATAAGAAGGCGCAAGACAGCCTGAAGGAGTTTCTCGACCCGACCCGGGCACAGACGTTCGGTGAAGCCTTGCGTGAAGCGTTTGGTACGGCGGGCGACTCGATCACGAAAGTGACAAGCGCACTGGACGCGTTCGGCAAGCGGCAGGCGAAAATCGCAGAGGAGCGCGGCAATGCCGACATGCTGCTGCGCAACGGGAAAATTTCGGAGATCGAGCACCTCGAGTACGTCGACCAGCTCAATCAGGAAAATGCGAAAAACCGGATGGCTAGCTACGGCGCCATGACCAGCGCTGCAGCGGGATTCTTCGGTGAGCAAAGCAGGGGCTATGAGGCCCTGATGGGCGTATCGAAGGTATTCCACGCGGCCGAGCTGGCGATGACGCTGGCCGAGCTTGTGCCAAAGGGTATTTCGGCGGTGCTGAGCCAAGGTGAGGGAGATCCATACTCGGCGTTCGGCCGCATGGCTGCCATGGCAGCTATCGTGACCGGCCTGGGCGTGGCCATTGGGAGCGTGTCTGGCGGCAGCAGTGTTCCGATCTCCGAGTCGCGCCAGAAGAATCAGGGCACCGGCTCGGTGCTGGGTTCGGATGCCAAGTCCGAATCCATCGCGCGCGCGCTCGACGGCATCGAGGGTGCAACGGTCCAAGGCTTGGCCATCAGCAACGGCATGCTCGCTTCGCTGCGCAATATTGAGGTGGGCATTGGGCAATTCTCGTCGCTGCTGGTGCGCACCACCGGGGTGACAGGCAAGTTCGGCGCGGACATGGGCAAGAACGTATTCGACGCCAAGGCGATCGGATTGGGCGGTGCTGTCTTGGGCGGCGTGGGTGGTGCAATGGGTGGGGCGTACCTCGGCATGGGGGCCAGTCAGATCGGCCTGATGCTTGGTGGTCCAGTCGGCATGGCACTGGGCGCCGCACTGGGGGCAATAATCGGCAAGACGTTCATCGGCAAGGCGCTGGGAAGCGTCTTCGGCGGGAAACAGACCGTTGAAGATACCGGTTTCACGCTGGACAAGGCAACCTTTGCCGGCATCCTGGGTGGCGGTACCAACGCGTCGCAGTATGCCGAAATCAAGAAGGACGGTGGCTGGTTCAGCAGCGACAAGAAAAGTACCAAGATGGAGGGCATTGGCACTGACGGAAACCGCCAGATCGCCAGCATCCTGACGTCGCTGTACGGCACTGTGTTCGAAGCGGGCAAGCTGCTGGGCATTGGAGCTGAAGGCTTTGAGGCGCAGTTGAATAGTTTCGTGGTTGATATTGGCAAGGTGAGCTTGAAAGGCCTGTCAGACGACGAAATCGAGAAAGAGCTGTCGGCCGTATTTTCCAAGGTTGGAGACAACCTCGCGTCATTTGGCGTGGCAGGCCTCGAATCGTTTCAGAAGGTGGGAGAGGGCTACCTCGAAACTTTGACCCGTGTGGCGTCCAATTACCAGGCCGTCTCAGTAGTCACGGCTTCGATGGGGATGACGTTCAGTGCTGTGGGGCTGGCGTCGGTCGGCGCGCGGGAGCGGTTGATTGACCTGGTGGGCGGCCTAGATGAATTCACTTCGAGCGCCGATCAGTTCCTCGCAGATTTCTACACCGACAAGGAGCGGGCCGACTCGCTGCGCGCGCGCATCACGCCGACGCTCGACCAGTACGGCATCAAGACCGGTGCCGAGGATTCGTTGAAGCAATTCCGCAGCGTGGTCACCGGGCTGGACCTGACGACCGAAGCCGGCGCGCGGGCGTACGCTGCACTGATGCAGATCGCCCCGGCGTTCAAGCAGATCACGGACGTCGACACTGACGTGTTGGAAAAGGCATCCGACCTAGCGAAAAGCAAGCGTGAGCTGGAAATTCAGATCATGGAACTGCTGGGCGATAAGGCCGGCGCACTGGCCGCGTCCCGCGCGCTGGAGCTGAAGGGCATGGATGCATCGCTGCGCCCATTGAAGGAACGTGCCTATGCGCTAGAAGACGAGGCCGCTGCGCTGAACACAGCGAACTCGCTGCTTTCGATCCAGGCTCAGGTTTATGAGCTGACCGGCGACAAAGCCGGCGCTGCGGCGGTGC